TTCTTCAAAATTTTAACAAGAGCGTTTCCAACAGGAATTGGTTCATAATCATGTTTTTCGTTTAGTCGATCATAATCATCTGGATCAAGAATTTCCATGTCCATCATGTGATCAGCAAGATGATCTGGGGCAAATGAAGCCATATGAGAGACTTCAAGCGGATTTTTCATGCTTAGATGATACTTACCTACATTTGGCATTGGACTTTCAAAATCATATTGACTTGTACGAAAGTTTGCTTGGTCCGCTGTGCCAAAATGAAACCCAAATGGAGAAAGCTTGCCCTTCATTTTAGGGTCAAATTTTTTTACATCCGTTTTTGACGAATGGAAAACTTCTGTGGGGATGCTTGGATGATTGCCTTCCAAAAACTTGGCAAGGTTCTGTTCTCGGCGCGGATCACCATGCGGAATATGATCAGCCATCACTCATCCCCGGTAAACTTCGGCATTCCCGCCTCTGCCGTGCGGATGTGAACGCCCGGAATGTTCATAGCAGGATGAATACGCATCATCTGACTTGGACGCTTCCGCATCTGACTGATCACAGAGCCACCAGACGCATAGCCTTCCGGTTTTGCTGTTTCAGGCATGTCCCACCACATGGTGCGAGTGCCGCCTTCATTGTTGAGATAATCCTCAGCGTTGTGAAACTGCTGGAGATGATGCTCACCGCTCATGCTGTATTTCTTAGTCATATCAATCCCCCTTCTTTTTAGTCTGCGGTTTCACGCGAACTGTATCACCATGCTGTTTAGGGTCGTAGTAAACGAAGAAGCCCTCTGAATCTTTGTGTGCCCTTGAACGAGCGCCCGTGGATTTCAGATTGGTCAGGCCCACAATCACACCATCTTCCCCTTCAGGCTGGATGTCCAGCGGCCTGAAGTCATGGCTCTTGCCGTCCACAACGCGATAACGCTTGCCAGTTTCCTGATCGTGAACGTATTCAGGCAGCGTCTTAGAGCCAGAGAAGACCATCGCAACATTGTCACCCTCATCCAACTTGCGGCGCATCTTGTTCCAGTTGGTGTAGGGGTTATCTACGCCCTCTTGGCTCAAGCCAGTTGAGGAATGCGTATAGTGGTGGTTCTCGGCCACGGGCTTATAGCCCATTTTGGTGTAGTCGTAGAACGATACATCCGGCTGGCTCTCAATGATCTTCTTATGAATGATCGGGTTGAGGTCAGACAGAGTGTTCAGACGGACACCGAGGTGGTTGCCATTGCGCTCGGCCTCACGGCGGGCGCTCTCAATATCGTCCCACAGACGCACAGCAAAGGCTTCTGGCTCGCGCATCATTGCCATGGTGCGGTTCATAGCGCGCTTACGCGCAGGCACCCTGTCGGCCTTCTCTGTGGCTTCTGTGAATGCCTGAGAATACTGGCCCGATGTCTTGCCAAGGCATTGATCGCGGCAGGATGCGCTGTTCGGGCAAAGCTTCATCTCGCCTTCGCGATAGTCGGGGTACAGCGAGAGGCCAATCGTCTCCACGCCACGGCCATCATCAAGCTGAAGCGGCTCTTTCTCGTCAGTGCCAGTCTGAGCTTTCAGCAGTTTTGCGTTCTGGCTCAACAGCGCGATGGGCGTTCCGTCCTTGCGCGCACCCAGATAGGGCTCTAGCGCCTTGATAGCAGCGCGCGAGTTGGCGATACGCTCGCCTTCAGGCAGCGACAGATGGCGCTCAATAGCCCGATTGAAAGCTTCCTTCAGGCTGTTGGTGTTAGCCATACCCGGCTGAAGCTTCTTAAACTCATAGTTAGGGTCAGGGCGGGCTGGCGCAGTGCCTGCCGACGCAATCTTGAAGCGCGGGCGAGCTGGGGCTGGCTGAACCTGTGGGGTTGGTTCAGGCGGCATGTTATGCCCCATGCCAGCAGGCATTTCAGGGCGCGGCTGGCTCAACACGGACTGCGCCAACTGGGTCGGGTCATCCATAGGAGAGCCGCCATCAGCGTAGCCGCGTGACATAACGCCGTACTGACGCGCCAGTTTCAGCGCGTCTTGGATCATCCGAGCCCTTGCGTCCATTTTAACGTCCCCGGATCATGTGATGGATGATTTCCAGCGCCTTCATAATGGTCGCATCTTTGCCGTGACCGCCACCAGTGGCACCGCCGCGAGCCCTCTCTTCAGGGTTGCCCATCGACATAGCGCGTTGGGTCAGAAGATTGGAGCCATACTCGTCGCCAGTACGCTGCATGTCCTGAGCCATGCCATACAGTTCCTGCGCGGACTTGCCTGCGTAGGGGTCTTTGAAGAGATTGGCGAAGAAGCCGCTGCTTTTCGCTGCTTCTGCATCGCCACCGCGTTGCGGGCGCTGTGGGCCAGCATCAACGGCAGGATCATATGCGCGTTGCGTATAAGGGCGGGCTGCGGGTGCAGATGCGCGTTGGAAACGCGGGGCACCGATAGCTGTCTCATCCCAAGGACTGCGGCGCTCTTCTGGCACAGTAAAACCAGCATCGCCAACATAATCAGCCGGGATGTTGAACATAGGACGCTCACCAACAGCAGGAGCTGCCTGTGCACCCTGCGGACGCTGATTGCCGCCAATCGTGCGAATGGCTCGCTCCAAAAGAGACTGCGATGAACCATAGGTCTGGTCAGGTCGTGCAGTTTCTTCCGGCATTGGAGCGCGGGAACTTCCATAACCTTCCGCCGAACCGCGCGGAATAGGCATGGTCTGGCGCGCAATGTTCAAGTCTTCCTGCGTCATGGGAGACGAGAACTGCGTAGAGCCACCACCGCCTTGAACGCGATTCATAATCGGATCGTAGGTCGTGCGCGGTGCAACATCGCTGCGGCTTGGATCATAACCGGGCAACGTCGCCTCATCAGCGCGGGCTGACGACAGCGCCGAAGGGTTCTGACGGTAATAATCGCGGTTCATCTGCGACAATTCATCAGACCCGGTGCCCTCAAAACCAACTTCACGCGCCGGAGGCTGGCGTCGTGCCATCTCAGCCGTAGCAAGAGCCGCTGCTTCCGCAGGCGAATATCCCTGATCGACCAAGTATTTCATAATTCGTTCGCGGGTAACGCCACGAATGCGACTGGCGATCATGTCTTGAAGTGTCTCGGCCATTACTGCTGCCCTCCTTCGGGCTCACCAGAGATAACACCCATCTCCTTCAAGACAGGTTCAACAAGCGGGGCGACCAGCGGAACGCTTTCCGGGTGAACCGCGAGGTTTTGGGCAAGATCAATGAGCTGGATGCGCTCCTTAGCCAGACGATCACGGCGCTTCTCATCAAGAGAGCCAGCCGAGATGCCCATCTCATCCTGAAGGCGCTGGGCCTGCATCTGAGCATTGAGCATTTTGACCTGTGCATCCGTCTGCTTGGCCTGCACATCAGCCTGTGCGCGCATCATGTCGGCTTCAGCACGGGTCTTTTCATTTTGAATCTTAGCCATAGCCTGCATAAGCTCTGGCGGCGGACGACCCTGCGCCGAAGCAGGCACCATGAATTGCTCAGGATTGCTCCAGCCAATGGTCTGAAGTGCCTCAACATCAATGGCAATCGGGTCATACAGGCTGGGGTTCTGAGACTGAAGCTGCTTCAGAGCCATAACCTTCATCACTCGCTGCGTGTGGCTGGCGGTGTTCGGGTCTGCCTGCGGGACAAGGTTGCAGTCATCCAAAGCGCGGAGGAAGGTTTGCTCATCCCACGTATAGGAAGGCTTGCTTTTGCGCTGCCAGAAGCTCTCAGGGTTTTCCTTGAAGCAACGGGCCAGAAGCTGGAACTCTTCAGCCTGTGCAGCGTGCATACGTTTGTGCACCGCGTTCAGCACCTTGGTGGCCTGATCAATCAAAGCCAGTGTCGTGCCGACAGGCGCATCAGCGCGGCCTTCACCAACAGCCATCTCAGCCGTGCCACCAACGCGCATACCCGTCTCAACCATGTTCTGCACAAGGCTGATCAGCGACGGCGCTGCATTGGTGTTGTAAGGCAAAGGCATAACAGCCTGATTGAGTGGCATACCGCCAGTCTTCACCAACGCGCCACCACCCGGAGGAACGCGGAAGATGTTGGTGTTCTGCCTTGCGCCAGTGTCGGCCATCAAGAAGCCGGGGAAGTTGGCGTACATGCCGCTATCCAACAACTCGCGCCATGCAGCGGTGACAGCATTTGTCGTGTTGCCAAGGATGTGCAGCAGGCCGATGTCGTAGAAGCCAAGGCCGGGGACGAACGTGTACTTCACAAAGTTCGTGCGGGCTTCCGGCAGATCAGCCGTATCCTCATCGTAATTGCGGACGATGGAGAGAATTTCCTTCGTGGAAACATCAATCGTAACGCGATACGGAATCTCAAGACCTGAGATTTTGCCTTTGTACTTATGCTCAAAGCCGGGAATATCCAGCTCGCAGTAGCACTCATAAATCTCGCGGTCGCGATCCAGCGGGTTGGTTGCAACGTCTTTGACGCCTTCAATCGCATCCTTCTCGCGCTGGGCAGAGTCCTTGTCGGGCTCAACAGGCGTTCCAAGGTCGATGTCGCGATAGACGCCGAGGATTTGCAGGCGCTTCACAGTGGAGGCGCGCATCATCACCTTATGCGTCACGCGCTTGGCATTGCGAAGATCAGTGGCCGAGTTATTGACGATCAGGTCTTCCGCATCCACGCTCTCACTCACCGGGCGGTTACGAAGCGGGCAGAAGTAAATCTTCTTGAAAGCCGTGCCGCCAAAGCCAAGCATCAGGAGCATCCGGTCAGTGTCCGGGTAATACTCAGAGGCCACAGCCGTCAGATAGTGGTTGAGGTCTTTCTCCAGAGCATTGGCAAGGCTGTCCTGCTGGGTCGTGGAGGCCAAACCATCGTTGCGGACCTTCACTGGGCCATCGGTCGGCAGAAGCTCAGAGCGGGCATTGGCCTGAAAGCGCAGGCAGGCTTCCAGAAGCAATGGGTGTCGGACTTTTGACATGCCCTCAACCGGAGCGCCATCAGTTGCGCCCTGAAGGCCGGGAAGCTCAATCTTTAGGCCAAGAAGCTGAAGACCCTTAGCTCGCGCTTCAACCCAGTCGCGGCGGCTCTCAACGTCGTCTTGAATGCCACGGATCAGATCGTTGGAGATGGTGGTCAGAGCGCCATCATCAATATCGTCAACGAGGTTTCTGAACCAGTTGCCGTAGTCTTTCTTGTCTTGGTTCTCTTCAATCGGCTTGCCATCAAGGCTGACAGCGATGGAGCCATCTGGATATTCAATCCGCATGACGTTGCCAGCTTCGTCCGTCTGCTTGTTCGGAGAGCCTTCCAGAATCTCAACGACAATCTCGTCATTGGCAAAAGGCAGCTCAGGCTCGGCTGGTCCGGGCTGGCGGATATTAGGCACAAGGCCGGGTGTCATCGGCATGGTTAATTCCCTTCAGCGGGCAGCTTTTCCATCTCGTCAACGAAACGGCGGATGCCTTCCTGTGCGGCCATAGTATCGTTTTTCGCTTGGATTTCATAGACGCGCACATAGTCATAGGGAGCCTTGCCCCAGACCTCTACACGGAAGTGACCAATCATCACCGGAGTGGCGGGCTTGATCACATCCACCACTGCATTCGCCAATACCCTGACCATCTTGGTTCCCCACTAAGGACTTGAACCCTACTCTGCGGATTACAAAACCGCTGCATCGCCATCTATGCTTGTGGGGACTATAGCATATTTTGGAGGAAGGGGTGGGATTCGAACCCACGGGACACTCTCGCGCCCGTCAGTTTTCAAGACTGAAGCCTTAAACCGCTCGGCCACCCTTCCTTATGTTCAGCCGTTTAACTAAGCGGTTTGCTTATGTAAAGAAAACACGATTTTTTTAACAATGAACTATCCGGCTTTACCGGAAAGTTGGAGCGGGCGATGGGGCTCGAACCCACGACATTCTGCTTGGAAGGCAGAAGCTCTACCTCTGAGCTACACCCGCAATAAAAGGGCGGAGCCGAAGCCCCGCCAGTTCTGAGTTTACCATCTGTTAGGACTGGGTATGACCTAACAGACAAGAGCATCATACATCATACAGAGGCGCTGGGGCAGAGCCATGATGCACAACACTCCGATCAAATTCAGCCAGACGCTCAGGGCTTCTGACTAGCAGACCAAGCTCGCGCATATGCCGGACAGCCATGCTCACCGTATCAACCAAGTCGTCATGCTTGGCCTTCGGGAAAGTCGCCACCTGAGTGATGACCTGATCGGCCCAGCCTCGGTCAGGCGCATAAACCAGCCCCTCCGCAAATAGCGGCGCGACCGAATGCAGGCGAGCCAGCTTATCAACACCCTTGGGGTCCATGAGCTGAACAGCCCAATCTTCATGCCCAAACATCCGGCGAAGCTCCTGCGCCACGCTGATGCCAGCCGCCTTGTTTTCAATGATGAGCTTATCAACAGCGCATCGACGCATGGTGTCAGCTACCTTCAGCGCCAGCTCATGCAGCTCCAGTCTCTCCTGCCACGCATACATCAGCATCAGCCGAGGATGCTCTTCCGTGTAGGTTCTGCGGATGATCGAAATCGCTTCCCCATCGCGAGCCGCCATGCGCGTTGCCTGCGCCATCTGGTCGCCACCCGAATAAACACCCCACACCGTCAGGGCAGAGTAATCGTTCTCCTCCTTCGTCGTGTAGGCCGTATCCAGAGCTGCAACCACAAAGTCCATCGGGGGGAAGGCGTCCTGTTCCCAAAGCTGCCACCATTCACGCTTGATTACACCACCGCCAGCAGGCTCAGGGCGCTGCTGAAGCTGACCAGCCGCTGCATATGGGCCAAGGGTCTTCTCAAGCAAAATCACTTGTTCTTCATCAAAGCGTTCCGGCCACAGAAGCTCACCCGCCTCGGTGCGCGGGTCTTGCCATGTGATTTCCTCGCCATCGTCGGTCGCCCATGAAGGCACCAGAACCGTGTGGAAGGAACGATCAGGCTCATACCTCATTGGCAGGCAGAGATGCGTCCAATCCCCAATTTGCTTCTCCAGCACATGCCCGGAGATGTCGCGCTCATTCAGGCGCTGCGCCACAACGATGCGGCAACCATGACCCGGCTTGGAGTTGTTTAGACGGTTGTACCAAGCAGTGTCCCACCAGTTGATAGCTGCCTCAATCATAGCCTCAGAGTTAGCTTCAGCCGCATTGTTCAGATCGTCCCCGATCAGGTAATTGCCGCCCAAGCCAGTCGTTGAACCGCCGACCGATACCGCGTTCCTGATGCCGCGCTTGTCGTTCTGAAATCGGGTCTTTGTGTTCTGATCTTCCACCAGCGCAAAGCGATCACCCCAATAGCTTTGATACCAGTCAGATTGAATTAGCGAGCGGCACTTCACCGAGTCCTGCAAAGAGAGGTTCAACGCATAGCCAGCGCAGAGGAATTGAGCGCCGGGGCCAGACAGCATTGATTGATGGCTCTGAGCCCACACCCATGCCGGGAACATCGTGCCGACAATCGTTGACTTGGAAAAGCGCGGAGGCACGTTGATCAGAAGGTTAGGAATATAACCATCAG